ACTATTTAGACGTTCCTGTTGTAGCTGACTCTATGGATGGAGTTACTTTTGCAGAATATTCTGGTACAACAAGAGATCCAAAATTAGTCATATCTTATACAGAAAGTATCGTCGTTAAAGAAGTTGCAGGGGCTATTATACCTAGCGGTGTATTAACTACAGATAATATATATTCTAAAACTCTAGCTGGTTCTATTACACCTAGTGGAGTATTGGCTATAGATACTAAATATTTGCAAAGTTTGTCTGGTTCTATTACACCTACAGGTACTTTAAGTACTAGTGTAATAGTTCCTACGACTTTGCTTACTGGATCAAGACATGCTACTAGTAGACAACGAATTAGACGCGCGTAAAGGAAGTGATTTATGGCTGTTACACCTACTAGACAAAAAGCAGGACTTGTTCAGCTTATTGATGATGATGGGTACGATGTTCTTGGAGAAGTTGCAGATAGCCCGACTGCAAATACTGTACTTGCTAGACTTAAAGCACTTGAAGATGGTGTTACAATTTCCTCTGTGACTTTACCTACTACAGGGGGTGCTGGCAGAGCTACTATTGCTGCTACAGCAGTTAAACAATCTCTTTCTGCGATTGCAACTCCTATGGCATCTGGTGTAACTATTATGGCGCCAACTGGTAATGCAGCAGATATAGAAGTTTTTCGTAATGCTGCCGATACTTATGGATATGTTCTTGAAGCTGGGGGTGCTCCGCTATTTTATGAGCAAGCAGACCTTGCAAATGTACTTATTGCTGGTACTCTAAACGATACAGTACGCTTTATCTGGAGTTAATTCTAATGCAAGATCAGCCGCAGCCTTCATGGGTTAGGCGAGTAACTTCTAAACTGCGAAGTTTATTTGCTAATGAAGTACCTAGCCAAGAAAAAACATCTACTGTAGGTACTGCAAACGCAGTTATCGGTAACTTGCGAATGAGTTTTTTAAATCTCAGCAGTGGTAGATTTGCTGTGTATGATGACGCTGAAGAAATGGATGCTACTGTAGATGAAGTAGCAACTGCACTAGACATTCTTGCGGATAGCTCTGTTAATTCTGATGATGGTGCTCCTGGTGCTTTTAGAATCATATTTTCTGAAGGTGAAACACCAGTTGTAGAGGAGACAATCCAGAGAACACAATGGAGAGAAAAAGCATACTCAATTGCTAGAGATACCCTGCTATATGGAGATACTTTTCTACAATATGTTATAGATGAACAACTACGTATTGTTAGACTTATGTATATGCCACCAGAAACCATGGTACGTAATGAAACAGAAACTGGCCTGTTAAAGACAGGTACTGAAGAGAATGAAGCAGCTTATGAGCAGTATGATATGTCTCTTAATGAGCGTATTGCTTGGTGGTATCCTTGGCAAATTGAACATCTAAGATGGAGTAGAAGTGGGTCTCGTAAGTATGGTAGGTCTTTGTTGTTCTCTGCAAGAACAGCCTGGAAAAAATGGCAGGCAATGGAAGAAGCTCTTGTAATTAACTGGCTGACTAGAGCTTTTGCTAGGCTAGTTTTTTCACTCGATGTTACAGGTAAAACGCAAAAAGAATCCGAAGCTTATATTAAAGCATTTGCAAATTCTCTAACGTCTAGACATATTGCTTCAGGTGTTAAAGGCCAAGAAGAGATGTCTGTTGTAAAGGATATCTACATTGGCAAATCAATGCACGATATTGGAGGTAGAGCTTATCCAGGACTTACAGATGTAAAGATTCTAGATACTTCTAACTCTGGCTTTAATAATCTTAACCCTATAGAATATTATCAGCAAAAGGTTGTAACGTCACTGCATGTACCAAAGGCTCATCTAGGTCTAGAAAAAGATATTAATGCTAAAGCTACACTTCAACAGCAAGACCGTAGATTTGTACGTATTCTAAGACGAATTCAAGCATTGCTTAGTGAAGCTATTAGGCATACAATTAAACTGCAACTAATGCTTCTAGGTATTGATCCAAAAACAGTTGTATTTTCTATTGTTTGGCCTTCACCTTCATGGGCTGATCTTCTTGATGAGAGTTCTGCAATTAAAAACTTTGCAGACGCTGATGAGAAACTACTAGCAAATGGCGTAGTTGACGTAGATTATATTAGAGCAAAGCACTTAAATATGTCTAAAGAAACTATTGATAGACTAAGCAAAGTGAAGCTACCTATAGCAAACAAGGAGGATAATGACGATGCCGTTTAGAAAGGGAACTACACCAAGGCGCCTAGCTGGACAAGGTATTCCACAAGAACATATGGATACCTTTATTAGCGTTTTTAATCGTACTTTGAAAAATACTGACAATGAGGGAAATGCTTATAGACAAGCTTATGGAGCAATGAACAAGTCCTTGTATCAAGCAGGTTTTAGAAAATCTATTGGTGGCAACTGGCTAAAAGCTCGTGAAGAACAAACAGAACTACCAGTATATATGGCCTCTATGGGACATCAGCCTACTTGGAACGAAGACCTAACTTTGGAACATGCATTAGTTGAAGGTTTGAAATTTTCTGGTATTGCACTTGAGGATTATGCTGTTAGTCAACTTGGTACAGGGTTTGAAAGGTACTACTCACCCGAATTTAACGATAAGACGCTTAATAACACTAACAATTATATGGAGCTTGGTCACATTGTAACAATGTACAATACTCATGGGTCTGCTAGAGGGGGAATGTTTTCTCCTAGTACAGCAAATCCTGTGGGCAAGCTAGTTAATTCTCTATATAGAGAAGGCAGTGTTATTAAGTACGATGCGTTTATTTCTCCTACTATTGAAGGACGCGATGTTATTAGATTGCTACTCGATGGTATTATGGGTGAATCTTCAGTAAGAATGACTGAGGTTACTAGCGCAATACAACTACTTGAAGGCGCAGAAGGAGACGATGGTAATACTGATTCTCTTGGTACAATAGAAGATATGCAATCAGCTCGTGTTGCAGGAATTGACTTTTGTGACCAAGCAGGAATTATAGGTGCTGGCGTAACAAGACTTTTGGAATCTGCCCCTGTTTTTATAGATCAAATACTTGAGAGTTCTAAGGAGGATTCTGACATGGAGATTAAATGGGATGAATTGACGCTTGAAGAGCTACAGGAGCATAGACAGGATATGCTCGATGGGTATCTTGCTACAGCAATGGAAGCAGCTACAGAAGCTAAGACCGCTATTGAAACGCAACTTGCTGAAGCTATGACAGCCTTGGAGGCTGCTAAGGTAGCACTAGAAGAAAGTAGCGCTGATGAGCGTGTCGCAGTACTAGAGTTGCAAATTGCTATTGAGCAAGCTGCACAAATTGGTGTCGGTAAAGACATTGCTGAAGCACTAACGAAAGAGGTTACAGCTATTGACCAAATTGCCGCCCTGTTGCCAAAGGTACGAGAAGAAGCTCTCATGAAGTCTCTTGTTGGTTTGTCTACGTCTGATACTGCAAAGGGAAAGACTAGCCATTCTGACGATGAGAGTAATAATTCAGACGACGATGACGCTGACGAGTCAAATAATGAATCTATGTTCACTGATGCGCAAGAAGAGCTTGCACATCTTGCTGGCTAATTAGGGAGGTTTAACATGACTAATCGAGACACTGTAAACGATATGAAAGTTAGCGATCCAGGTGGAAACTATACCCAGTTTCTAAGTGGGCGTAGAGCTTACATGGATCAATTGGTATCTAAGTGGGAATGGTACTTGGGCGCTGGTACGAAAAAGAATCCTATGACACCTATTCCACACAAGCTTTGGGAACCTATGGCTATGCTGTTTGAGAATCAAAGTATTATGTCGTCTGGTGGTGCTTATATGGAGCAGACCATGACAACCGACATGACGCTGCCTGTAAAATATGCTTTGCCGATTGTGCGTAAAGTATATCCTCAGTTGATTCTTTCTAAAATCGCGTCTATCCAACCAATGCCACTGACTTCTGGTGGTGTTATGCAGATTTTCTATACCGACTTTAAGCGTGAAGATGTTTCACCTGAAACAAGCACTACCGTCATGGATAGTGACTACGCATACAACGTAGAGAATGGTGTACCTGCGCGTTTGAAGATGGAGATTACTGCTGAAACTGTTACGGCTACGAAAGATATTCTTGCAGCTACTTGGTCTACTGAAGTACAAGAAGACGCTCGTGGTGCTTTGAATATTGATGTGGAGTCAGAACTTGTTACGCAATGTTCAGAGGAGATTCTACGAGAAATTGAGTATCGTTGTTTGCGTGAGATTCTTAATGGAGCTTCGGCTGGTAATGTGAACTGGAGCAGCACGGTTGCTACTGGACATACAAGCCGTGAGTGGTATGAGACTTTGCATCACGCATTTATTGATGCAGAAACGCTTATTTACAATAACCGATATCGTAACACTGATTGGGTTATTGGTGGGCGTTCTGTTATTAGCTACTTGATGAAATCAGCTAGTTGGAAACCTGCTGAACGTCCTAATGTTCCTGGCCCATCAAGTCTTTCTGGTGTTGAACTGGTTGGTCGTATTGAAGGTTTCTGGGACGTATATATGACTCCATATTTGCCCGCTGCTAGAGCAATTATGGGTTGCTATCCTCGAAGCGCTATAGATACTGGCTTTGTCTTTGCACCATATATTCCTCTTGCGCCTATGCCGCTTGTATACGCTGAGTTCAATGGTCCGAGCGAGTCTGATCCAGGTGTATATAAGAATACGGACAAGTGGACGCGAAACGTGCGTACTCGTAATGCTAAGAAAATGGTTGTTGCGGAGTTGTATTCGACTATTACAATTAGCTAATCTCGTCTATAGGGGGACATAGAGTGAGGATTAGAAATACATCTGGACTAACACAAATAGCGCCTCTTGGGAGCCAACTACAACCTGGTATTTGGCATCAAGTACCGGAGGTTGTCTCCTGGGGGGACGCTATTTGGATGTACACCCGTAGAATGGCAGATTTAGAAGACTTAGACGATTCTAAAAATTTTCTATGGAAAGGAGCTAATGGAACACACCTGTTCTGGATGAGTCCGTTTAGCTTAGGTGATGGATATGCTACAGCGGCTGAAAGCACTGTACATTCTTTGAAAGCTGTAGGTTGCGATATAGAAATTCATCAGTGCTGGTTTGTATCTACCGATGGATTAAATCCTGAAACTGTTGAAATGCTTAAAGCACCATCAAAAGGAATTCATAGAGTTGGGCTGTGCATGGCTACACCAGGAGAATTTAAAAAGCTTCCAACTCCATATAGAATTGGTTTGACTATGTATGAGTCAAACGATCCACTAAAGAATTTACCTGAATGGAGACATAATTGTAATGATGTAGATATGCTAGTTGTTCCTTGTGAGTATTGTAGAAATGTATTTTCTCAGTTTGCAAAAGTGCCTATAAAAGTAGCACCGTTGGCTACAAATTCTTTATACCATAACCCTGTGCTACGCAAACCAAAAGACACATTTATATTTGTTACATTTGGTACACTATCTGGTAGGAAATCGCCAATAGAAACGCTTGCTGCATTTAAAAAGGCGTTTCCAATTGCACAGTATCCTGATGTTAGATTTGTATTTAAAACACGACTTGGCTACTTTGGTTGGGGACAAAATCAATTGCCTGATCCTGACCCTGATCCACGAGTAACAGTTGTTAGTGCAGATTGGTATCTGCCGGAGATGTTAGATTGGCTATATCAAGCAGATGCTATGGTGTTTGCATCAAAGGGCGAAGGTTTCGGAATGCCTCCAAGAGAGGCTATTGCAACTGGATTACCTACAATTTTATCAGAGCACACAGGACATTTACCAATATGCGACAACAGATATACATGGCCGATTCGTACAGGAAAAGTTGAAGATTCACCGCTTGGTGGTGAGTGGTATATTCCTGATTGGGATCATCTTATTGAGTCTATGCGAGAAATATATAATAATAGAGAAGCTAGTTATGCTAAAGGGTTTGCTGGTGGCAAATGGTTCTGCGATAAGTATAGTGCAACTGCTGTTGGTCAGCAGCTACTAAATATTGTTAATGATGTTAATCCAGCAGATTGTTCTATTCGACATAAAAAAGAAGCTCAAATAGTTTTAGAAGCTCCCAGTAAACACCAAATATTTTTAGATGATGTTCTTGATGGTATTCCTCAAACAGGGACTATCTTAGATATCGGTGTCGGCGACGGTACGCTTTATGCAGAACTAACAAGACGTGGATTTAATGTTGTTGGTATTGTTACTCCTGAAAATAATGCTTTTTGTAACGCATCTGTAACATCTAGAGGGATAAATCCTAGATTCTATGTTGCTGAAGGACTTATAGTTGATGTACCTAGACTGATACGTGAACTTAATGGTAAACCTATGGCTTGTGTAAGTCTTGGAGCACTACAGCTACTTGGCAATAGAGAAATTATCCAATCTGTAGAAAGCCAATTACAAAGTACTACTAGAGTCTATTTTTCTGTGCCTACTGTGTTTTATCCAGGACGCTATGCTCCACATGCTAGGCTTATGCGCAAAGCACAATGGGAAGATATTCTAGGTTCATTCACAGTAAAACTAGCAGAGTATGGAGATAAGAACGAATACATGTATGGCAAAATTCAAAGAACTATTTCTCCTTCAGGAATAGCAAAACGGCGTAATGGCAGGGTTTTGCAAGGTGTATGGCATGAGAGCCATTGATATTAGTGTACATCTACTGGTTAAGGATGAGATTTCAATTCTAAAAACAATGCTACCGGAGCTTGTACAATTGTTTGGTGAAGTTATTGTTATTGACACAGGATCAAAAGATGGTACTCGTGAATATGCACAAACCCTGTGCTCTGTTGTACAAACTAATATGTTAAATGGTTTTAGTGCTGCTAGAAATGTTGGATTGCGTTCTGTTACGCGCCCTTGGATTTTACAACTAGATGCAGATGAACGAATGTCAGTTACAATGCAAGCTTGGATATACTCCTACGAACCCCCTGTGCATATTCAGGGTGTTTCATTTAAAAGGCACAATCTTGTAGATGGCCAACCTATTGGTAAGCACACATTTGAATGGCATACTAGATTGTTTAAAAAGGGTTATACATTTGATGGTGCAATTCATGAGCATATAAATGTTGCAGCACGACTAATTATTAAAGCACCAGAACACGCATTGCTATACCATTATAAAACACAAGCACGTCAGCAGCGACAAAATAATTTTTATGCTTCTGTAGATTGGTGATTAAGGAGCACTATGCTATTATCTACTATACGTACTGAAATAACCACAGTACGTTTTACATCAGAAACAATAGATACTACACGACTAAATGGGCTAATTGCTGCTGCTGTAAGATACTATTCTAGATACAATCCTGTAATTACAGAAGTTGCTATTCCGACTATAGTAGATCAGCAAGAATACGATTTGTCGTCACTTAATTGTCTACAAATAATAAACTGCAACTGGTGGGTAAATGGAATAGTCTACACAGAGTTGTCAGTTGCTAAAGAGCCTGTGTATCCAGAAAACTCTGTACAACGATACCATATGCCCTCAGATGGTGTAATTGACAGAATTAACAGAAGTGCTTATCTTGATAATAGACTAGGTTTTTGGGAGCAGCGTGATCAAATATTATATATTTCTCCAGAACCTACAACAGCAAGTACAACAGATTTGGTAGTTGAATATACTTCTCCACATGTATTGAATGATGCTAGTTTAGGTTATGATACAGTTCCAGATACTGATCTAGATATTATGGCAGACATAACACTAGCAACGTACTTGCAAAGTCGTATGGCAGATATGTCTTTAGCACCTGACTATACTGAAGGACTTGGTAAAGTCACACGTCGGTATGCTCCAGAAAATATTATGGCGACTATTAAAACGCTTATGGCAACTGTGCAATCAAAGTATGGTGGTGGTGCTGTTGGGGTACTTGCAGGATGACACTAAACTGGGTTTCAAGACGTTTAGATACTGACTACATTATTGCAGATGACCCTTGGACAGTGACTGTATATCGCCGTGGTGCTTCGCCAGATGACGATGAGACAAGCTTTACTTTCACAGGTAGAATACAACCTGTAGGTGCTAGAGGAACACAAAGGGCTCAAACATCTGCACAACTTGCAGGTGAGGCACCACTAGGAGCATACTCATGGTTGCTACTTTCAACATATGATACTACTAAGCTTCTTAGTGGCGATGAAGTTCGTGCTATTCAAAAAGGTACCACAGTAGAGCGCGTATTTGTAGCTACATTTTCTGCAATGTACAATTATAAACAAGAGACGGTGCTAGATGAGCGACAGTAATCAAGAAGACAGTAGCCTTATTTTGCCGTCAGAAACTGCCTGTTCTTTTAGATGTAGCAGATGCTGGACTGCTGTAACAGTGGTAACATTTGCTATTACAGAAGACAACAAAGCGTTGGTGCGTATTCAATGTCCTACCTGTGGTAATCATAGCGAATGGATACTCGGTATACAAGAGATAACACATGCTAATATCAGTTGATTCATCAGCACTTGTATTTAATACTATAAAATCAGATACGTATGCTGCGACTATCAGAGCCTTGCTTGTTTCTAGTGGTAGTAGCGTTTTTGAAGCTGGTGATATAAGCGAGCAAGACTTGTCGAATGCTGTATCTACTAGGAGGTCACTTGAAGAAACAGACAAAGCCTTGTTACTATCTGTACAAGACTCTGGTGAACGTCCAGTAACACAGCAAAAAGGACAGTTTTATCAGTCAGTTATTATACGAGTCTACGATAGAGGAAGGGGATACAGAAATATTCGTACAGTTCGTGATGAAGTGCTTTCAATTATGCGTCCGACTGGTTTTGTAAAGAATTTGGCTACAGGATTAGGTAGAGGAATATTGTCTATGAATTACATTGGTAGAACTGGCTATAGATGGGATACTACACGCTCAGTTGAATATGAAGCAATTTCTTTTGTTTTTCATGTACTTAGACAGGAGGCTTAGACATGGCACTTAATCAAGTTTCTACAGGAGTTGGGCTACGTAATGTGCGTGTTGCAGTGCGTGATACAGATGGGACTATTAAGATGTCTGGTAGTCCTGCTGCTGGTGTTGCTTATGATGGTCTTCAAATTGATGGTGCATTGTCATTGACTTTGACTGTGCCAGAGCCTCAGCGTGTGACTGCCAGAGGAGATGACAAACCGTATCACACATTCCAGTTGCCACCCACAGAAAATCCAACTGGCGAACTTAGGGTGTCTAAATCGAATTTCCCTGTTATTGCAATGCTTACGAATACAGAGGCTTTTGGTTCTACTAAGGCTAGACGTATTGGTATTGCTACTGACAAGCAAGGTGATGAAGACGCCGTTGTTCTATGGGCTAGTAGAGAAGCTATTGATAGTGAAGAAGGTAGTGCTACATTCGGTCAGAAATGTTGGCAGACGTATATTCTGTTGAACGCTGATGCTGCTGCACGTCCATCTACTATGGAGGATGCTACTGTTGGAGAATTTACATTCTCTGTTGTAGCAAGTCCTGTAACTGTCGATGAATTTGGTACTACGTTTAGTACAACGGTTCATGGGTTTACTAAAGCCCCTGTGCTTATGATTGTGACTAAATACAAATTCTACCTTGATGCATTTGAGGGTGATGGTGCACAACTAACATTTACACTTACACAAGGAGCAAATCTAGAAACTGACAGTCTTATTCAAGTATACGTTGCTGGAGCACTTGTTGGGCATACTGAAACTGCTGGAGTAATTACTTTGGCAACTGCACCTGCTGACGGTGCTAAGGTTATTATCGAGTACGATTACCAAGACTAATATTAAATATTTTAGGGGGACATATGCTAACTAAGGAGGTACTTTTTAATGATGGTGAACTCAATCTAAAGTTAACTATACGACAAGCAACTGTGATGGATGGAATGCAACGTGCTGTGTTTGCTGGACAACAGCAAGCTATAATGGCTACTAAAGAAACAGAAGATGTTTCATTTATGGATCGTCTTCAAGGGATTCTTGCGTTGCATCTCTATCCTGCTTGTCGTGCAGTTACGGAAGTTGAAAGTTCTGGTACTGTAGAGCTTGCTAAAGAATTTACTTTTGATACTTTTATTGCATTGCCAGATGAGCTTGTATCTATCTGGGAAGAAACTGTTTTTGAACTAAACTCTCATTGGGCTATAAACCAAGGAGACGATGATACGGGGGAACAGGCAGAGCCAAGCGACAAGAAGAATTAGATCAAAGACTGCTTGCTTGGCTCACTAAACAAAAGTCAACTGCATCTGACGATAATGATTCTTGGGATTTAAATAATCCTAATATGTCTTGGAAAATTTGGAACTTACTTGAAAGTTTAGATTGGCGATTTTTACCTGATACTGGTGGAATTTTAGACCAGCCTGAATGGCTGTTAGATGATCTAGCAACAATTTCTTGGAGGCAACATAGAGTAAAAGATATGATGGATGCTGGAGCCGCTATAAGTAATACACCAAATGTACTTAATAGAAAGTAGTAAATACATGTTTGATCTAAAGTTTGAAACTACAACGCCAGATGCTTTTGTAGTTGCTTTAGATGAAATTGTTCAAAACATTGCACAGTTTACTGATGAAGCTCCCAACATAGCTCTAGGTGTTTTATTAGACCAAATTGAAACTTCATTTGATTTGGAAGGAATACCACCATGGGCGCCATTAGCTGATTCTACACAACGCGATCGTGAACGTCAAGGTTATGACCCAATGCACCCTATTCTTCAGCGTACTGGAGAATATCGTGATAATGTAACTGAGAATCTCGAAATTGTACAACAGCCTGGCGCCGGTGGTGGTATTGTTATTAAGTATGGTACATCTGACCCAAGATTTCTTTGGCATGAAATGGGTACTATTACAATGCAACCACGACCTATTATGCCTTCAACACCAGAGACAGAGCAAAGTTTTTTCTCTGCATTAGAAAAAGAATTACTTACAGAGCTAGATAGGTAATAGTATGCCAGAATATACTACACATTACGTATTTCAAATAGATATTTTAGAAAAAAATGCTGCGGCACAGGCTAAGGCATTTTCTAGGCAACTTGCTAGTTCTTTTAAGGTTGCTGAAGATAGTGTTTTATCTTTTGGACGTAATTCTGATACGGCTGCGAATGTTATAAAAGGTTTAAATGAATCAATAACGTCTCAGAATAGGCGCCTTACTAGCTACAACGATAAAATTTATTCTACTGCACAGGCAATGCAGACACTTGCAGAAGAAGTTATTCGCACATATCAGATGCTTGATATCGCTGGTAATACACCATTTGATTCACTAGCTGACAGCGCGTATCAAGCTTACGACGATATTGTTGGGCATTCAATTATTCCTGATCTTGTACGTGAAGTTCAAAGATATTATCAACTGTTAAAGACAGCTAGTGCAACAGTATTTGATCCACTAGCACTTAGCTCCGATGCAGCAACAGCAAAAGTAGTTTCAAATGCAGACTATATTTTAAATTACTCAAGTAACAAATCTGTTGGTGCTACATCACTTGCTGCTCCTATTAAAGCAGTTGGTGAAGCAGCTGTTGTTTCTGAAAAGCAAACAGATAAGTGGTTTAGAACATTTAACTATAATCTAAATGAAGCCAGTTTTGAGTGGTGGGGTCTACGTCGTCTAGGTTATGGTCTAGAATTTATAGGTCGTACACTTACACAAACTGCTAAAAGTGCTGCTGACTTTATGATGACTTCAGCAAATGCTTATTTAGAATTTAATGAAGTTGCTACTAGAGCAGCTCTGGCTATGGAAATGCAAGTAGAGTTACAGGATGAATTAGAAGACAAAATTATGGCTACGTCTGTTGCTATGGGATTATTTTCACCAGAGGATATTGCAGAAGGTTTACGTATGTGGGCTGCTGGTACAGGTGAAGTAATCCAATCGTCAGAAGAATTAGATCGTATTCTTGGAACAACTGTAGAACTTCAAAAACTAGCAGCGCTTAATAATGAATCTCTTGGTGAAGTTTCGCAGATTGCTGGTGGTATTATGCATGGCTTTGGTCTTGAAATGTCTGACCTAGCTCGCGTTACTGCTGTGCTAAACCAAGAAGCAGCTAAGACATTTTCTAGTATTTCAGATATTGGCCAAACAATGCAATATGCAGGGCCAATGGCTAGACAGCTTGGAATTTCTTTTGAAGAAGTTGCTGCAATGGCAGGTATTTTAGCAGATTCAAACTTAAAAGGTTCACGTACTGGTCGTGCATTGAACCAAATGTTTATTAGATTGGTTAAGCCTACTAAAGATCACAATGACGCTATGAATAATGCATTTGGTCTTAGTGAATCTTTAGGAGAGTCTTGGCAAGACCTAGTATTTCCTAATGGAGAGTTTATTGGTGCTGCAAAGTATATTGATCTTCTAGCTGCGGGTGTAGAAAATTTAACCGAGCAAGAACGTGCTAATCACCTTGCTATAATTGCATCTGCTAATGAACTACCTATACTTACGGCACTTGTAAAATCCCAAATGGAAGCAAGAAAAGAACATACAAATGTTATTAGTACTGAAGTTGCTGCTTTTTCTGAGGCACAAAATCTTTGGCAACAAATGTGGACTCGTTTTGAACAAAGCGATGCTGCTAGAGTAAAAAGAATTCGTGCTCAATGGGAAGCTGCAATGAAAGATATTGGAAAAGTTGTTCTAGATAACTCTGAAGATTTTATAAATAAAGTTTCAGATCTGATTACCAAAGTAGCCGATTTAGTTAATAAGCATCCAAAACTAATAGGCACAGCATTATCAGCAACAGCTATTATGTATGGCCTAGGCACATTGTTAAATATCACTGGTAGACTTGCTGCTATGATAACTAACGTGTCTATTTTAATGGCGGCTTTCCCTAAGTTCAACATGTCGATAGCTACATTTAGTTCAGCGGTAACTAGGTTTGCCGCAGCCTCTATGGGTAAACCTGCTACGGGTGTAGCTACAAGTACTGCGACTTCTGCTGGTAAAGCAATCGCTAGTTACTTGCCTCTTGGTGGAGTTATTGCTACGAT